AACGACTACAATTTATTTGAAGAGATACTCAAATATTGTAAGATGTATCGTATTTCTATCAGTATAGATGAGTTAGAGAAAAAGATAATCTTCAAACCATATAATAAGTTCTTTGAGAATTACACAGTAGAAGACTGGACTAATAAGATTGATATGTCGAAAGATTACACAATCGCTCCTGTTACATTGGAAAATAAATATGTATTATTCAACTATGAGGACAATAAAACCAAAATGGGAGAAGAATACAAAACAAAATACGGTGTCAATTATGGAGAATACCGATTGATTACTGAGTACAACTTCAATAGTGAGACAAGTAAACTCTTTGATAAGGTACATACATCAATTGTCAATACGGATAATGTGCTTTCTTGGACCAACTTATTTGACAATCATAAGATAGTATACAGTTTCCCATCAGAGATTTATGTATATAACAAGGATAAAGACAATAAACAAACAGATACTTTTGGTCAGTATTTCTTCCATAACGGTCTACGTGATTTCAGTACAGAAGCAAGTTTGTATTTGAGAACAGTTTACATCACTGATGACACAGCATTCCAACAAGCAAATAATACTTATATGTATACACAAGGTGCTGGTGATAGAGCAGTGGTAACTACTTATCCTAATTTGGATATTGTTCGAGGAAATAACTTATGTTTGTTCAATGTACCAAGTGAAAACTACACATACAATAACAACTACTCAGGAAAACACTCTATCTATAGCAACTTATGGAAAGATTATATTGATGAACGTTATAATATCCAAAACAAGAAGATTACTTGCTACGTAACTATAAAACCTGCTGAGTACCAACAATTCGATTGGAACAAACTCGTTAAGGTAGGTAATCAATTGTGTATCGTAAACAAGATATACGACTACAATATCACCTCCAATTCACCTACTAAAGTAGATTTGATTACTATTCAAGACATCAGTGGTTATACAACTAACGACTATACATACGATTTTATTTATGCTACACCTAATCAGTTGACTATACCATACGACTATTACAAACGAACAATCGTACATAGTTCAGGTCATTGGGAAGTTAAAGCAGACGACTGGTCTGATACTTTAACGATATCTCCTACTAGTGGCGAAGCAGGTGTGACCGATGTTATTATTGGTTCGACTGACGAAGATTATGGATATATTCCTACATTCGAATTATATGATTCTACAAGAACAAACGTAATAGCAACTTGTCAGGTTGAGTGTAATGTAGGTGGTACTTCAACTATATCTATTGCTGGTGATTGGTATACTGAATATACTATTACCTCTTTCCCTCGAGTCACAAGAAGAACAGTAACGAGCGATACTACTTGGAAATTGATAGAGGTGGACAACCCAAACAATGTAAATCTTACTTACACCCCTCAGATTGGTGTTGAAATGTCAGCAGGTACTGGCAATATAACATACAGTTGTGCCGACAGTACGCATACTGGTATTGTAGATTTCTGGGTAGAGAACGAAGCAGGTGATATATCATCTATAAGAGTTAATTTCAAAGTATAATGGTACGATTAAAATGTATATTTTTATAAAAATAAACAATACTAACAATGGCGACAGAAAAAGTTAAAGTTATAAATATTGATACCCAACCTGCTACAAAGAGTGTTAAGGAACTAAGAACTGAGTTGAAAGCATTGAAAGACCAGTTGCTTAGCACCGAGCAAGGTACTGAAGAATATAATGCTGCAATGAAACAAGCAGCAGAAATTCAACATACCCTCAAAGAGCAGATGGAAGAGGTCAATGCTTCTGCAATGGACTTCGGACAAATTGCTGGTAATGCCACTAAAGCAGTTGGTGGTTTGGTGGGAGGATTGCAAGCAGCAAAAGCAACTATGTCTTTGTTTGGTGTTGAGAACGAAGAAGTACTCAAATCACTACAGAAGATGCAGAACCTGATGGCAATTACACAAGCATTGCCATCAATAGACAATGGTATTAAAGCATTTAAGAGATTGAAGATTGCTATACAAGCAACCTCTTTGGCAACATCATCTTGGGGTAAAGCACTTATCGCTACAGGTATAGGTGCTATCGTAGTTGCTTTAGGATTACTTATTGCTAATTTCGATAAGATTTCACAATGGTTAGATGAGATAACTGGTCAGACAGACTTCTTAGGAGATTTATCGGATAAAGTCATTGGCGGTTTACAAGCAGGATGGGCAGCAATTGTTCAATCACTTAAAGCAGTCGGTAATGCGATTGTCACTTATATTACTACACCATTCAAAGCAGTATGGAACGCAATCCAAGCATATACATCTACTAATGGTGGTTTTGCTGATAAATTGAAAGCAGCAGGTAAAGCAATGAAAGATGGATTTGTTTCTGATTGGAAAAAAGTTGGAGATGATTTCAAAGAAGTTGGTACAGTTGCTGCCTCAGCATATCAGAAAGGTTATGAAGAACACAAAGCAAAACGAATTGCTAAGAATGTTGAAGATGCGAAAGAGGAAGGTGCTAAAGAAGGAAAAGCAAAAGGTACTGCAAAAGCGGAAGCAGAAGAAGCAGCATATAAGAAACACCTCAAAGAAATAGATGCTCAGGAAAGAGAAGAGATGCTACGTCTTCAACAAATGGGATTGAGTTATGAAGAGTACGTACAGAAGAAGCAAGAGTTAGAAGATGAGTTCACAAAGAAACGTATTGAAGCATTACAAAATATATTAGATACCGAAGTTGGTCTAACAGAAGAAGAAATCGCTCAATTACAAGATGAACTTATCAAATTACAAGATGGTTTATACAAGAAACCTGAGAAAGAGCAGGGAGAGACAACTACTGAAGAAGAAGCAACTGATCCTGCAGTACTAACAGCAAAACAAATCTCCGAAGCAATCAATGAAAGTGCGATGGCGTTGAACGACTTCTCAGATAATCCTGCTTGGGGTAATATATTGAAGAATGTGGCAACTCTTGCTGCTAACTGGGATAAACTAGATGAACAAATCAAATCTGGTGGTAAAGAAGCATTCACTGCTTATGCACAAATCGCAGCAACCGCATTATCAGCAGTAGCACAAATGATGAATGGTTTAGCAGCAGAACAAGACCAATCCAATAAAGAAGGTTTCGAAAGTGCTAAGAAATTCCAAATTGCTGGTGCTACAATGTCAATGCTTGCTGGTATTGCATCTGCTTGGGCATCATCAATGCAGTTGATGTTCCCTGCTAACGTAATTGTTGGTTCTATCTTATCTGCAATGATGTTAGGTACAGGTATTGCTCAAATCGTTAAGATTAAGCAGCAACAATTCAATGGCGGTGGTTCTTCAGGTGCAAGTTCGTCATCAACTCCGAACACATCAGCAGTAGCAGCAGTGACTGCACCTGTTCAATATACACAAGATGTACAAGGAGCAAGTATCGAAGGTGCAATCAAAGACACTAAGGTATATGTAACCGAAACAGATATTACTGATACCCAAAAGAAAGTTGATGTAACAGAAAATGAAGCAGTCTACTAACAGATTGCTTCATTTTTTTAATAATTTAATATTGCGTATATTTTTTTCATAAATGACCAAGAAATCAATGTATAAACTATTCTATATTCAAATCAATGACCAAGACAACACGGGTATGAATGCGATTTCATTGGTGGATGCTCCTGCGGTAGAACATAATTTTCTTTGCTTTGATAAAGATACCAAGATGAAATTGGAGTTGAGAGATGAAGCAAAACACATCATCACAGGAGTGGTTGCTTTAGCAGATACACCCATCTATAGATATAATCCATCCATCGGTGAATATTGGGTTGTATTTACCAAAGATACTATACAGAAGATGATTGAGAAATATGCAAAGTTTGGTTTGTTCAATTCTGTCAATTTAGACCACGATGATGACCGTTTCACAGACTCTGTATATATGATTGAAAGTTACATTGTCAATAAAGAACGTAATATCGTACCTGAAGGATTTGAAGATGTACCTGATGGTTCTTGGATTTGTTCATTCAAAGTAGAAGACGAAAAGTTGTGGTCAGAAATTATCAATACCGACCATTTTAACGGATTTTCATTGCAAGGTATATTTGAATTATCAGACACCGAACAAAAATTCCAATCAGAAGTGGATGAAATTGAGCAATATATTGACCAAATTCTAACGAAGAATTAAAATAACAACAATAAAATGGATAAAAAGAAATTGTTAAAACTTGCTAAAATGGTTCTTTCATTTGAGCAAACCGAAACAGATAAGGGAGTACTTGTTCACGAAGGAGACCTTGAAGTTGGTACAGAAGTTTTTATCGAAGACGAGCAAGGTGAATTACAACCTGCTGAAGATGGTGAATATCTCCACGAGGAAGAAATCATTATCGTAGCAGAGGGTAAAGTTGCTGAAATCAGAGAAGTAAAACCTGAACAACCAGAGGAACAACCTGCTGAAGACCCAGAACCTGAAAAAATGGATGAGGAAACAGAAGCAGCACTCGCAGAAAAGGATGCTCGTATCGCAGAATTAGAAGCAGCATTGGAAGCAAAAGACCAAGAACTTGCTGATAAAGACACTCGTATCGGTGAACTCGAAGCAGAGTTAGAAGATTTGAAAGCAAAGTTAGCAGAAAGTGATGCTCGTTCTGCTGAAGAAGAATTGAAAATGAGCAAACAAAATCAACCAAAATCAAAAGTTTCATTTAATTTGTATAAATAAGAAAAAACACACAAAACAACTATGGCATTTATAGTATCAAGTTTACCTGATTACGTTAATCAGAATTCAAAAGAGTTGCTCGCTAAATCAGTATTCGGAGCAGACTCTGTAAAGCACCTTAATTTAATGACTGGTGTAAAATTCAAAGAAGCAATCAATTTAATCAACACAGAAGTTGGTTTACAAGAAAGAACTTGTGGTTGGAGTGCATCTGCTGATGTTACTTTCTCACAAGCAATTATGGAAGTTGGAGCATACAAAGTAAACGCATCACTTTGTGAGGAAGACCTTCGTAAGAAATGGATGAACAGTGAAGTGATGACTGCTGCTGGTGCAGAAGTTCTTCCTTTCGAAGAGAAAATCACAGGAGAGATTGTTGACTCTATCAAAGGTAAAGTTGAAAAACTTATCTGGAGAGCATCTAAGAGCGGTGGTGATTTATTCGATGGTTTGTTAACTCAAGCAATTGCATCTAGCGCTGCTACTGATGTTCAATCATCTGCTTCTACTACTTACGGTAAAATCAAAGATGTATATATGGCAATTCCTGCTAGCATCCTTGACAAAGCAGCAATCTTCGTAGGTGTAGACACATTCCGTGCTTACTGCCAAGACCTTGTAACTCAAAACTTGTTCCACTACAGTGCAGATTTAGACCCAGAGAATATGGAAGTTATCCTTCCTGGTACAAATACTCGCGTAATTGCAGTTTCTGGTCTTAACGGTTCAAACGCTATCGTAGCATCTGACCCTGCTAACTTGTTCTACGGTGTAGATATGCAAGATGATTTGGAACAATTCAAACTTTGGTATTCTGATGATAACCAAGAGTTCCGTCTCGCAGTTAAGTTCAATGCTGGTGCTGCTATTGCATTCCCTGACTTAGTAGTATATGACGCTTAATTTTAAGTATCATATGTAATTCAATCTTGTTCATAAACGGAGCAGGTAATACCGCCTGCTCCTACGGACAAGAAATTTACTAACCAATTTAACAAAATAAATAAAAAAAGAATAGAATAATATGAGTTGTGCTTCTTATACAATGAGTGGTTTAGCAGTTGGTTGCAAAGACTCAATAGGTGGTATCAAAAAAGCGTGGTTTGCACCTGATGGTACAGTAACTACTAGCGTATCATCAAATACTTTGTCTATTGCGTCAGGGGATATCCAAAACTTCAAAGTGTATGGTTTCCGCAAGCAAACTGGTTCTATGACTTCAACTCTTAATACTTCTGACAATGCGGGAAACAGTTTCACTACAGAAGTTACATTACAATTTTTGAAGCAAGAGACTTCAAAAAGATTGGAAGTTATGGCACTGCTTATGAACGAAATGGTTGGTGTAGTTAAGGATGGTAATGGCAAATATTGGTATTTAGGTTATGATTATCCAATTTCAGCAACAGCAGGTACTGCAGAAACAGGTACTGCAATGACTGATTTGAATGGATATAACATCACAATCACAGATAACTCTATTGAACTTCCATACGAAATTACAGACTCAGCAACAATCGCTGCTTTAGAGGCAATCGAAGTTGCTTAATCGAGTAGTTCATAGAAACCCAATTAAAGAGATTGTCGGAATGGCAGTCTCTTTTTTTGATGTATATTCCATCAGTGTAGCGGTCAGCGAAATTGCGTATAAAGCGGTATTTTGGAGTCACCTAATGATTTATATTAGTTTATGGTTTGACCGCATTAGACGCAAAGTATTCATCCCATACGCAAACGATTTGTATGTACTCGTTCTAGTAGTTTGCTAAATACGAGCAAAAACTAGCAAATACCTAGAAATTTGCACTTTTAAGGATAGGCGATAGATATTCTTTCTATATAGATAGTAGGATATTTGCTGCTCCTTAAAAGTGCAAAAATAGTAAATTTAAGATTTGCTCCTGATTGGTTTATTATATAGTTAACAGATATCCTAAAATTTATATTTTGTAAATAAACATCCAAAAATATGGTTTTTTTAGACAAAAACAGTGAAAAACTCACGATAAATCGTCATTTTTCTGAAAATTGCACAAAAATACAAATCATCAATAAGTTCACCAACGACATCCTTGAACTCGATGACCTACAAGACACTTCCGATAGCGAATATTTTTATGTATTTGATAATTTGGATTTGTCTGAATTGTTAGATGGTGAGTATGCAATTGTTCTATTGAATGAAGAAGACAATGTAATCGAAGAATTATTAGGTGTTTGTGGTGACTATAAGAAGACCAGAACATCTTATCAAAAACAAAATAACACACGTAAAGTTTATGAAAGAAACTAAAAATGCTAAAACAAGCAAGAAAGAACTTCAATTTGCGGTTTGTGGGGCAGACTCAATTCCTGAAATCCCTGAAATAATGGAAGTAAAAAGTAGCAAAGATTGGATTAGTTATGGAAAGGACAATAAATTCCCTATGTACTTGTGGGATTTGTACCTTCGTTCAGCACTTTTACAATCCATCATCAACGGAACCACAGACTATGTGATTGGAAACGGTATTCAATCCGAACAAATAGACCATAAAGCAGAAGTCAATGCAAAAGGAGAAACACTTGAAGATGTCATCAAGAAATGTGTCAATGATTATCTTATTTTCGATGGTTTCGCAATTCAAGTGATTTATAACAAAATCGGGCAAGTCGGTCAGTTGTATTGGTTAGACTTCCGTAACTGTAGAACCGATGAAGAAGAGACCACTATCTACTACTCCAAAGAATGGGACTGCAAGGCAAATCCTAAATATATCTCTTATTCTCGTTTTGATGGTACACAGAAATCAGGTTCTTGTGTGTTCTACTTCAAAGGACATAAGACAAGAGGTGTATATCCTATTCCTAGATACTCAGGTGCTTTGAACGCATTAGAGACATCTACTGAGATTGCTAGATACCATTTGAGTGCTATCCATAACAACTTCAATGGAAACCTTATCATCAACTTCAATAATGGAGAACCGACAGATGATGTAAAGAAAGACATCGAAAGAAAAATCAAGAACAAATTCTCAGGTGCTGAAAACGGTGGCAAATTCTTAGTATCATTCAACGACAGCAAAGACAATGGTGTAACAGTTGAAAGATTGCAAGATGACAATACCGACAAGAAGTATGAACAATTGAGAAAAGACACATACAAAGAAATCTTCATTGCTTTCCGTTGTCAACCTCAATTATTCGGTTTCGTTATCGAGGGTTCACTATTCAACAAAGAAGAATACAAACAAGCATATGACTTGTACTATAAAACAGTAGTGGTTCCTATTCAAGACGATGTAGTACGTTGTTTGAACAAGATATATGATAGTAAAGAAGACGTAATTACTTTTGTACCTTTCGAATTGGAAGATACAGAAGAACAACCAAGTGAAAATAACCCTGTAGAATAATGAATGTACTATTACTTAGCGAAAAGACTTTGAAAGAAGACAGTCTTATCAATGATAATGTAGACTCTATGTATATTATACCTGCTATTCAAGTAGCACAAGAGCAAGCATTACAACAACTGATTGGTACGAAATTGTATCGTAGAATTTGCGATGGCGTAGAACACGATACATTGACTGCTGATTATAAGTTGCTTTTAGACAATTACATCATTCCTTATTTGGAGTATAAGGTAATGTCCGATATCCAAATCCCATTGTCCTATAAATTCCGTAATTTAGGAATGAACCAAACAACTGATGAACGAACATCTACTCCATCACTCAGAGATACACAATATCTGATTGAGTACTACGACAATAAAGCAAAATTCTATGGAGACAGATTGTATGACTATCTTTGTGTAAATTGTAAGTTGTTCCCTGACTTCAGAAAGAAAGACTCTTGTGATGACTTGATGGCAAACAAAATGTCATACAAAACAAATATAGTTCTTTAACGATCAGAAAGGAGACAACAAGATGAATGTAAATAAACTATTTCGAGTAATCAAAGATATTGCATTGAATGTAAAGACAGTTCGTTCTGCTTACGATGGTGATGTATACACGATATGGAATACCAACGAAGTCAAATATGCTTCTTTTGTTGCTGCTATCACATCAGCGGGCAAACAAGACAATATAAGAGTATACAATATGGTTCTCTATTATGGTGACAGACTTACCCAAAACGGAAAGAACAAGAATTCTATCTGGGATGATGCTTTGAATACATTACAATCGGTTATCAATAAACTCAACTCATTAGACGAAGTGGAGATAGACGACAACTATACTATTCGTCTATTCGAGCAAAAGTTCTCGGATGATTTAGCAGGTGGTTTTGTCGAAGTGATTGTTAACGCAGAAGACGAACTTGGCGGTTGTGAAATCAATGACATTATTACCGAAGATGAGTCATTAGTTGCACGATTGAAAGAATTGATTGCTAAATACGAACAAGAGAACGCAGAACTTGCTTTGTTATTGAAAGAAGTATATTATAAGGTAACAGGCGAAATCTTAGAAGGATATGAACCAGAACCAGAACCTAACCCTATCATACCTGATTTCCCTGATTTTCCTGACAAACCTATAAATCCACATAACCCTGATTTTCCAAATCCAATAGGCGGTGGAGGAATACCGATTAGACCTTAATAAGAAAATTGTTTAACTTATATTTTGTAAATAAATACACTGATAATATGTCCAAGATTGAAGAAAAATATAATGAACGAACAGGTCAAATAGAAGTGTTTTTGAATGATAGAAGAATTGACACTTTAGAGAACGACCAAACCAATATAGAACTAGAGATTTTGAAGAACCTCATTGATGGTCTTCCTGGTGGCGATGTAGAAGAACAAAGAAACCGAATACTAGGAATGATTTCTCATCACTTAGGAGACGGAAACAATTCTCTTCTCAGTATCAAAGATGTACTCGTAGATATATACAATAAAATCGGTGAAGGAGGTAGCAGTGAAGAAATCGAAAGAGTCAAAAGAGAACTGCTATTGCTTATTGAATTACTAAACCAAAAAATCGAAGAGTCTAAACTGGTCGCTGGAGAAGGTATTGTCATTAAAGGTAATGTGATTTCTACTACAGGTGGTTCTTATGTAGACAAACTGATTAGTGATTATGAAAAGTTGGAGCAAGATTTTAACAAAGTAAGTGCTAGAAATATCAAACTAGCAGGAGAAGTGTCTGTGCTAAATGATAAATTAGTTAGAGCAGAACAAGAAAACAAAGGACTTACAAAAGAACTCCAACAAACTACAAACAAATATGAGAAATCACTTATCGAAATCACCAAACTAGATACCGAAGTGAAACGACTTGAAGAGATAATCGCATCAGGAGAAGACTATAAGATGTATAAGAAGTACGAACAACTATATTATCAAGCACAAGCAGAAGCAAGAAAATGGCATCAGATTGTAGAAGATTTGTCTGGAGATACAAAACGAAAACAAATCAGAAATCAAGAACTAAACAACCAACTGAGAAACGAATTCTGTAGATGCTGCTAATTAAAACGAAATAAAGAAAAAAAATAAACAAAACAAATATGAGTGAATATAATTTGAATTATGAGATTGCTCAAGCAATCAGTCAAAGAATAGGCACAGCACCCATTCCTTTTGACAGTGTTTATGAAATATGTCTCGCTATTTATAATGAACTAGGTGGAGAACCTGCTGAGTTCGATAGCGTATATGAAATTTTACTAGGTATACTTCCGTTAGCGGAAGGCGGTGGAGGTAAAGCAATTGAAGAAGTTGACGAACTTCCCGATGCTGCAGAGAATAAAGAAAAGTTCTTCAGATTAAGTTCTGATGATAACGTTTATGTATCTGCATTGAAATCAAGAAATGAAACTAAAACAAATAGATTACCTGATGAACAACAAATTGATAAGGCATATGGTTTTGAAGATGTGGATACTATTTATTATTATAAAGGTGCTTGGAAATTTATTCTAACAGATGGGGAAGTTGAAGGATATGGATGGTTATATAAAGAAGAAGATAAATGGACTTGTTTTCTTACACAAGATAACGCGGTAAATATTTCATCATCTTCAAAAGCATACTCTATATATTATGAAGATGCGGAAAGTATTGATTTAGAAAATCATACTATTACTATTGATGGTATTGTTAGTGAATACAATTGGGATTATGCTGATAGTTTAGCAGGTAATGGAGTATATCCAATCCCAGCAACCTATAACGCACCAGAATCTATACAAATTGGTAATGCATATATTAGTGATGATGATTTTCAGATAGTATGTACTTATACCGGCGAAGAAACAACTATTGAACCTACAGGATGGGGTGAAACTTATACCGTTTATAAATGGTATAATAGTGGTGAAGATTTTACTATGTACACTACTAAAAAAGCATCAGAAATGTATTATGGTGGTAATTATGATGATGGATGGGTGCAAGATTTTATAGTATTTACTACTTATGGTGGTGAATCTGGTATTGATTCTTGTATGCTGAATTCAATATATATCCCACAATTAAATGCACCTGATTCTGAACAAGTGAATAATGCGACATATACACAAACATTTGATGGTGGTGAGACAGTTGAAGAATATACATATTTAGGAGAAAAGAATATACAGTGTGCAGATGGTGTTTATTTATCACATTTATGGTTGCAGAATGGACAGTCAATAGATGATTTAGATAACATCTCACTTACTAAATACTCAGCAAATAGTTATTATTCCGAAAAAAATATCCTCCGTGTATATGGCGGTAATTTGTGGGGTATAATCACAGTAGAAGATAATGAGATGTATGCTAATAATAAAACTGTTGTTGAATTATCAGCAATAATGGATGAAAATGAATCTTCTTGGTTTGAACCGAATGCAGATTCGAATGTATTATCAACAGTCAAATACCAACGTACCGAAACCACAGAAGAATGGGGTTGGGAAAAAGTTGCTACAGAAGATGACGTTGATGATTTATCAGGTGAATTAGCATCTAAAGCAAACCAAGTTGACTTCATAATTCCTGTAGATGCAACCCAAGCATATGATTGGAGTGTACTCAATGCATTCAATACAACCGGATTTTATAAAGGTATCGCACACGCGGATTATATGGGTATGTCGTTGGATTTTGCTGCTATCCAATTAAGTGTCGTTGTTGCATCTCCAGTGATTATTCAGACTGTTGCAATGTATACATTTATGAATGGCGTAGATAATATTCAAATGGGCAGTAGGCAATCAACTGATGGTGGTACAACTTGGACAACTATGACTGACTCGATGTTGCCTTCATTGAATGACAATGCTTCTGTAACATCAGCAGTAGCAAATAAGACAACTTATTCTCGTTCTAAGATTGATAGTCTTATTTCTGCTCTCGACCAACGTTTAACTGCACTTGGCGGATAATACCATTCACCTAACAAAAAAGAGGAAGATTTTTTGTCTTCCTCTTTTTTCTATGATATTTACCGAATACCTTATATTTTATTCAAAAAAAAGATATTTGTCTAAGTTATGACCAAATGGTATAGAGATATAAATGTATGGACAGTGATTGGTGAAGCAACTACAGGATTGGTTGCATTCGGTTTATTGATAGCAGGTTTTTTACTACCGCCTCCTGGTGTGATTGATACGTCGGTTATCCAAGCAGTAGGTGAGATACTTGCATTTGCGACAATATGGATGCTGCCTAAAGCAATCGCAGCAGGAAAGAATATCAAACTATCGCACGGAAATACAACCATCACAGTGACCGAAGAAACCATCAATCAGTAACCCTTATATAGTAATCTAAGTCTGCTCCTTTAAGATTGTCCATACAGTACTTATCTGCTTGCTGCCATAAGTCATTATACAGTTTCGCGTACTCGTCATTATGAGTATGCCAACGCCAAATCTTCCAGTTCAATACCATCACTAGTTCAGTCAGGTATTCCACATTTGACTTCCACTCTTTGAAAGCGCGATTGTACGTGTCTTGGATTGCTGATGTACCGAACTTGTCTGCAATAGAGAAATCGGTATAGAAGGTAGTCTTAGGTACATAACCTGTCAACTCTTCAATGGTCCAGTTCTCAATCGGTATCATAGACAATCCCTTTCTGATAAAATGGTTGCCAACTCCTTACGAGAACCTGCACCAAAGTGTGCCATCAGTTCGTTTGTTACACTCGGCGATAAAAACTGCAATGCCGATAAGATTTTGTCTTCGGGTTCACCAATAAACAGGTGTACGCAGTTCTGTGCTTGTCTTGTCATACGATTTCTTGATATAAAAATGAAACAATATAATTCGAAAAACTCTTGATTGGTTTTTCTTTTCTCAGTTGCTCTAAAAACAATTCGTATAATTGTTTGTGTCTTGGGTGATTCGGATTGTGTAATATCTCATTTGCTTGTTTGGATATTATCACAAACTTATCTATAGTTTGTTTCTGTTTTTCTGATAATGGTGTACTTCTAGCACTCAACGCATAATATTCATTGGGTCCATAAGCAATCACTTCTCCTGTTTCTGGGTCTCTGTACTTTTTTACACGCATTACCAATTTTGTCTTTTTATCTATAGTACCTTTGATGTATTCAATTCCTATATTGGTTTTTATTGTTGCCATAGCAGTCAGTGTTTAGAGTGAAACAATCTAATTCTTTGCGGAACGACAATCAGTGCGTTACAACGATTGCAGCATTCTCCTGAGTTGCGTACTGGATATGGGTTGTTTCCCCATTCGTTAGTGATGTGTTTCTTGCATATACAGCAAGTGAATTCGTAGTCGGTTGTCATAGGTGCGAGATTATTCAAATCCTAAATAAATTCTATCAATTACTTCTTCGATGTCTTCTGCAGCATAGTAACGTATCAATTCGTTCTGTGTTGCTTCATCTAACATCTGTACTTCAGTTTCGATGTACTCTCGTGATTGACCTTGCCAGTTGTCAATCATTCTTTCAAGTTCTTTCTGTGTCATAATTGCCTAAGTTTCAGTTGTTTATGCCCCAAAATTACAAGAACCTTTTTACTCTGGCAAATTTTTAAGGGGGGAAAATCCGAAAAACTTAGAAATTGTGTAATACGGATGGCAAAATAGGGGGAATTGTCTGATTTACAGGTAATTATATCATATATATTATGTTAAAAAGCATATTATGTTGCTACTAAAACTAAAACGAATATATAAAGGAACAACCTATACTATTGGTAATTTGTTTGTAGGAGAAAAATATCTTTGCGACACATTAGAAGATAAGGTGAGAATATTGAATAGCGAACAGGACAAAATCAAGAAACAAACTGCTATCCCTGCTGGCAGATATAAAGTCATATTGTCTTGGTCTGGTCACTTTCAATGTATGATGCCCGAACTATTGGATGTGCCTTATTTCAAATATATCCGAATACATTGGGGAAATGATATTGATGACACCGATGGATGTGTATTAGTCGGAGAGAACAAACAGAAAGGAAAAGTGCTGAACTCAAAAGCAACCTACAAAAGACTGATGGATATATTAGAACCTGCTTATAAGAATGGTGAAGAAATCTATATCCAAATAACAGAATGACAAAGAGAGATTGTTTCACAACAACCTCTCCTTCTACTGAAAAAAATATTGATTATTTATGACAAGCGATGAATTCAAACTTTTACATTATAAACCAACTCTAAATACCTTTCGCATTCCTTTCGTTCAATATTCTGATACAAAAATTCTATACTATTTTCTTTGGTCTGCATAGACTTCTTGTTCATACTCTTGAGCAACATCTTCTGGCACTCCTGATTATTTAATGGTAAAACGAAATCCGATACATAAGAAGTAATACCATATGTTGCTTGATTGGTTTTCTTGTTGGTTATACGATATGCTACATAAATTTTTCTCATAGTATTATTTAGTTATTTGTATATATAATAATACAAACTATACGAAATCTTAAATGAAATCTGGAGAAAATTTCCTTGACTGTGTAAAATTATATCATTGAGAAAGAAATAAACTTCTCATTTATTAGACATATTTCTAAAAAAAGTCCATTTTTAGGGTGTATTTATAGACTATTTTTAGACATCATATTAAAAATCGGGAATTTCTGTCTATTTTACCGTTTAATGTCCTGTCTATTTTCAAGATTGTTTTTTGAAGACCTGTGGAAGCAAATACCCTAAGAACCTGTAGAAGGTGAAACCCTATCCAGTATTCACATTTAGAGCAAGAATTTTCTGAGGGGTCAGGGGTGGAGGTTTCGGGAGGGGTTCGGGGGTCTGTTCTAATAGTAACGCAGTCTTGATAATCCTGCGGGATTAACATTATTCATAATTATATACTATTTGTACCTAACTTATTCATTATCAATTTGTTAAGTGTGGTTCACAGATTGGATTTTTCTAAGATTTTTCCTGAAAAAAATTTGCATATTCCAATTATTTCTTGTAAATTTGTAGTGCTTTCTTAATATATTATTATTAGGGTAAAACAAATGGACAAGACCCACAAAATACACGAGAAGAAGTACATCGACCTTGCGCTAGAGAAGGACAACCTTATCCACATCATCCTTCACGCACAGGAGTTCTTTGATACTTTGCGATGGTTTGATGGATTGACTTGTCCGTATTGTGGCGAGAAGCATATATGGAAGTTCAAGGATGGTACGTATCGGTGTTCTCATTGTAGAAAGCGTTTTACAGACACGAGTAACACTATCTTCCACGCTACCAAGATACCGAAATCGCATTGGATGGTTGGTTTCTATCTGATGGCAATGGGAAAGAACGTTGCTTCTGAAGAGTTGTCTCGTTTCTTAGGTACTACGCAGAAGTCTTGTTGGTATATGCTGCATAAGATACGAATGGCACTGGACACAAGCAATATCGCACTAGAGGGAAATATCGCTGTAGACGAGGTATATCTAGGCGGCAAATGGTCTTCTATCATTACACCTAAACGGATTGATATACTCAAACGAAATGGTCTGTGGTACGAAGGTCAGGTGAAGAGGACCTGGTCGAAGCGCAATATCAAACGAGCAATCGCAGCATACAAGCAACCTGTCTATGGTATGAATGATGGAAAGAGGATTGTCTTGACTGCTGTGCCTAATCAGTTTGACAGTAAGGACCTGCTGCAGTTGACTTTGGAACATACGGGTAACATAGAGCGATTGATTAGTGACCAAAGTAAACTCTATACGGAGATAGCGAAAACGGGTATAGAGGTAGTACAAATGAACCACAGCAAGCGGGAATTCTCTAAGGATGGGTTTAGTTCGAACCGTATAGAAGGGACTTTCTCGCATCTGAAGCGGAGAATACGTACGCAGAATGTCAGACCTACCAAGAAGTATATGCAACTCTATCTGAATGAGTTTTGTTTTCGGTGGAACAATCGGGACAACACTACCCAAGAACGACTCATCAATATTATGCGCAGTTGTTGTTCTGTTGGCAAAATCACTCGCAAAGATGTCGATGAGTACAACTGGTCAAGCAGGTTCCGACAAAGACCGCCGAAGAAGATTGATTGTATTGATGACTGGTTAGAGAAGGATATTGATTGGGGAGTTGTCCATTCGATTACTATTGATGGCGTAGAATATACGAAGCAAGACTTCAGTGACTTCAAAGACCTTGGGGAATGAGGATGGGGGGTAACGGAGTCTCGAAGGTCTCGCTCCGAGTTCTTTGGGTAATTGATGTATATAAATATGAATATATTAGCAGGTTCCGAGCAGGTTGATGTCCTGCTTTTTTAGTGGGTAAAATGTTGTAAATCTCTCCATTTTTGAAGGTTTTATGTTCTAAATCTCGAATTGGAAAATCGTAACTCATTCATTTACAATATGTTACGATTTTTGCACTTTTAAGGATAGGCGATAGATATTCTTTCTATATATATAGAGGGATAATTGCTGATCCTTAAAAGTGCAAATTTCTCCTTGAATATTTGCTAAACGCTTCATTTACAAGGAGTTACATTTTCGCCATTATAAGTACCCATAAAAAGATGCTATAAAACATCTTTTTTCTGTGTAAGAAAATTTAAGATTTCGCGTTTGACAGTTTATTATATACATATAAATAAATAATTGAAAGACTATGAACAACTTAACACAAGACCCTAACTGGAACACCTTACAAAGTATGCTCCATCAAGAACAATCATTAAGAACCAATCCTAATAACTTCAATTTAGGTTCACCACTCGAAGGGGGTTCACCAACTTCGTTAGAACCATCAGAAGAATACACTACCAGAAAGACACCTGAACAAAAACTCAAGGACTCTCTAACCGAAGCAATCAAGAACTATAGTGTATTCATTTCTTCAATCAATACAAAGAACAAAGACTGGGGGACATCAGACATATACTCAGCAGACCTATACTTGAACTGGTTGAACAATAAACAACTCGATAGAATACTTGACCCAGACAATGACAGTTATACATTCTGCGATTTTGTCAATATCTTGGTCAAATCAATCAAGAGCAACCAAAGACTCGCAAATAAGTCTGTGTTCGTAAAATCTAAACTAACATACAAACCTATCAATATCAAGGAATACATATCAGACAAACTCGCGCTAGACAAAGACAATGAGATACACAAGTTGTTCCTTGATTTAGTGACCAAGTTCGTTACCTACTACAATAATCAAGAAGCAGAGCAAAGACAACAATACCTTGATAACAGATCAAAACAAATACATACACTATTTTCTGAAGCAGAGTTGTATTTGAAACAAGAACTACTAGATGAAGACCCTACTATCACTAAAATCAACTTCACTGATAATACGATTGATGAGTTGATTGACTGCAGAGCATATCACACCGATAACGTAGACAACAAATATGATATACTCAAATTTGTGCAACTAGTAATTTATAACGGAGACACATTACAGAACATACCTGGTTTGACAGCAGACTCTGATTGGTACCACATTATCTACAACTGGTACGACCTTGATACTATAGACGAACCATCAGAAGAAGAACAATTCAATGACTTAGACGAAAACGAATTACCTACTTTTGATACCGATTTGTTTGACTACGAAAAGAATGCTGAAGAATACAGACAAGATGCTATCCGTAGAGAAAAGTTAGCAGGAGCAACTAAAGCAGGCAAACTATTCAAACAAAATCATAAAGTAGAAATCACCATCAGAAATATAGAGACCAACGAAACACATACCTTTGAGTCTTCTGATGATTGTGCCAAATTCTTAGGTATTTCGAAACGAACAATGGTGAACTTCAAACAAGGCAATACAAAATTAAATAAGATATATCAGATAATAGGTTAAGTCCATATTAAGTTTTTCATAGTTATTTTTTCAGACACCAGACACCCATAGTCTTTCATAGTTTTAATTATTTTTTCGTCTGGTGGGAACAGCACTCTTAAGAGTGCTGTTTTTGTTTCTTTGCGTTTAAGACACTATTTTAGGGCAACCTAATAGTTTATATTAGTTTTGGATTTAAGTTGCTTATACGTCAAATTTCCGTCCAAAAATGGCGGGATTTAACTTCCATCACATAGGTCTTATAGTATTGTTCTCCCATATCTTCTTCATTATCGAGTTCAATCATATCATTTTGCAGGTTGATTGACTCTCCTCGTTGATAATAGATTTTGTCTAGTGGGTATACATCATCGCCCATCAGCTCATCATCTATCTCGGTGTCTCTAATGATATACAGTTTGTCTGCATCGAAAGGTTCGTCCAATTCAAACTCGCCACTGTAGTTACAACCTTTGATGGTTTGTATACGTGTTAGGTAGGTGCCGTTTTCTACACCATTGAACTTGAACTCAGGAATTGGTTCTCCATCGTCATCACAGGTAAGGTCTATGAGTCTTTTCGGATTTTCTTCTTGATAGACTACGTTGCCCTCTTCGTCTTTGATAACCAGAAGAAACCTGTCGCAATCTTTCATCAGCAGTTGTTTTTGCAGATAAAATTCATAGTCTCTTTCTTCAATAAAATCCAGATAGATGTTCTCGAGATTTTCTTCGAGCAGTTCTTCTTTCTCTTCTTCATTCAGGGCGGACAGTTGTACACCTTTAGCGCGTACAGATAATTCGATGGAGTATTTCATAGTATTTATATTTTGAAATTTGGTGCAAAGGTACTGCAAAAAAACGACATATCCAAATTATCTGATTAAAAAATTTTAGTATTGTGGATTATTATATACAAAAATAAACTTAAATACTATGCTGACCGAACAAGAAAAAACTGATTTGAGAAGAACAGTCTATCTCATTGCTTATGTGTTACTGCTGAGACAATACCGAGAGATACAAGACCAATACAATCAGTTCTTATACCGATTGAAAAACGTAATTTAAGAAATCGCTTTTTGATGATTATTATAGAAATGAATAAACCTTAAAAACTATGAAAACGAATATCTTCAAATTTATTTTTATTGCTTGTATTGTATCGTTAGTGCTATACGTTACTATTACTCCTATTGCACTATACAAAGCACTCCACAAAGAGCAAATCAGACACATCACCTATGAACTTGTTGAACCAGGGTCTGAATTGGAAACATTCATACTCGCCAATGACTCAATAGACGATGTGCAATAATGAAACCTGATTTTAGTGGTGATGTCGAAGGGACCAAATATCTTGCGGAATACCTGACTAAAAAAGGTTTCACGAATGTCAAAGATATGCACCAACAACATAAAGAGTGGGACATCGAAGCAGACTGGAAAGGAATAACATACACCTTTGAATGCAAGATGCGCAAGTGGGATGCTGACAAATGGGGCGACTCTATTTGTGAACCTGAGAAAATTGATAAGTGTCCCAATCCCAATCACGCATACTTAGTCAATTTCTTTACTGATTGTTTCACCATTATTCCTTTCACTGCAGAACACGAAGTACAGCATAAGATGTGCCAACGTTCTGAATTATGGAACAGAACCAAAAAAATGAAAGATTTGTTATCTTATCCTAACCTACCAAAATACCGACATACGTATGAATAAAGAAGTATACAACAATATCACATCCAGGTTACCATTGAAGAAACGAACCGAATTAGATGTAAAGGCAGCAAAGTTCACATATCCTAAATCTACCAAACGAGAGGATATTATTGACTGGATTATCAAGACGCAGTTTGTTGATTATTATACGATACAACTAATCGGCAATGATGACACTTCAGTAGATGATGTGATACAAGATATTTATGTAGAGATATTAGAGAAGTCGCAAGAAGACTGGGACAAAATCACCAGTCAGGGTTTTGCCGTTATTCGTGCTTATTTATCGGGTATGATTTACAGACAGGTAAAGTCATCGCACTCCCAATCATATTATAAGTACAGACGATACAACCAACACAGAACCAGTATTGAAGAAATCCCTGCAACAATGGCAAATATTGAAAAAACACTATCTGATTATGAAGAAGAATGAAGAACAAGAAAAAGTCTCTCGTTATAGAAATGTGAACCTGAGACAATTCGACCCAATCATTAAGCAGTATTGGCAAGATTTTGACGATGTGCTAGCAGAATACAATCATCCTTTGTCGGGTTTGTCTATACCTACACACGATGTACGAGCAGTCGAATTGATAAAGAAGTTGAAAAAGATAGATACTTGGAAGTCTAATCTGTTTATTTTATATTTGCATTATAAGAAAACCTCTATATTAGCGGAGATGTTGAATGTGAAAAAGACATCGTTATCCGTTTATTTGTCTGAAATAAAGAAAGAACTCAAATGATAGAATTACTTTTACTACAACTGATTATTGTTTTTATTATAGATATCTCTGGATTTGTTGATACAATGAAGTCCAAACTGGCAAAATTACTAACGAATGGCAAGTTCAAGTCTTCTGATTTCCGATTAAGACCTTTCGATTGTTCTTTATGTGCCACTTTTTGGACAGGAATTATCTATTTGCTTATCACTCATCAGTTCACGATACCATTATTTGCTTTTGTTTGTTTATTATCTGCAACGACAACAATTTCCAAAGATGTATATTTTACTATTGTAGATGTGATAATCAAACTGCTTGACAAAATAAACCAATTATAAAAATGAAATTGAATAAGAAACAATACGAAGCACTCCAACAGTATGTACATTACTTAGACACTGCAGAACATTTCGGTTATGTAAGAACGCTTCCGATTAGTTCAGCACAGGAAATAGCGAAGGTATATACCGAATTGACCAAGCAAAAACCGAACCTAAGTTGTCCGGGTTGTGTGTTCAGAATGTGTAAAACTTTAGGAAATCTATATTTTAACTATAAAACACCTTAATCATTATGAAAAAATACGAACAAACTGAGTATAATAAGCAAAGACACCCAGAAGTTACTTTGAAAAGAGAATTGCGTTTGCGTTATATAGCAGATGCGATTGTCTCAGGTATGTCCAAAAGAAAGGTATGTGAGAAATTTGAAGAAGAATGGCAGATATCTCATAATTTGATGTGTGATTTGTATAACGAGGCATTAGCGACTTTGACTGATGAGGAAGGTCTTGCTAAATTGCGTGAAGTGAATACCGCACGATTGTTAGACTTATACGAATGTGCTTGCAAGTCAGGTGACATAAAAGCGCAACTCAAAGCAATCGACCTTATCAATAGAACAAACTCTATTTACAAGACAACTATTGACTTAGGAAAAGATACAGAATTCGTTTTCAACTTCGGACAAGAGTGAAAAAATTAGAGAACAAGATTGAATGGCAACATACGACAAACCTAAACTAGTACAACTACAAGGACCTAAACTTTTCAAGTGGCAGAGCGATGTAATGACCGTTCTGTTTTCACATTGGGAAGGAACAATACATACTATCAAATCGAAACGACAAGTAGGAAAATCTATCTTGTTGGAGAATATCTTATTGAAGACTGCAATAGAGAAGAAAAATTCCGACTCTTTTGTGGTCTCTCCTACTAATGCTCAAGCAGACAAGATATTTACCGAACTACTCAAAGCAATCAGAAACACACCTGTCTATCGTTCTCATAATGCAGCAAACCACGTGATAGAATTTAATAACAGTTCTCATATCTATTTCAAGTCTGCTGAGCAAAGAGACAACCTTCGTGGTTATACGGTATCAGGAATTCTCTGTATTGATGAGGCAGCATATATTTCTGATGCTGTTATTGCTGATATTATGCCTTGGGTAGATGCGAATAGAGCGCCAGTCATCTTCACTAGTACACCAGTAGGAAGACAAGGGATGTTCTATAACTTCTTTATGGAAGGTTTGAACGACAATGAAGTGAAGTATTTTGCTTATGACTGGTCGAAATATGACACTTCCCAACTGCTTACCGAGGAAAGAAAAGAGTTCTACAGACGAACTTTGCCTAAACAGAAGTACACAACCGATATCTTAGGAGAGTTTTTGGATGGTGAAAGTTCCGTATTTGGTGAGTTTGCAGACATCTTAACCAATAATTATAACCGATTTAACACTACGATTTACTTCGGTATTGACTGGGGAACAGGTGTAGGTGGAGATGAAACTGCGATTGCTATCTTCAATTCCGAACGACAAATGATAGATTTAGTCCATTTCAACGATAAAGACGAGACACAAACTATACAAACCATTATTGAGTTAGCGAAAAAATGGAAACCAATCAAGATTACTGTAGAAACCAACTCAATTGGTAGAGTATTCTTCGGACTTTTGGATAAAGCAATCAAGGAAAATCGTATCAGTACACAACTTAAAGGATTTAACACATCAAATGAGACCAAAGAACGTATTATCAATGAACTCCAAGTAGCAATACAAAATAAATCAGTGACTCTTCGTGATGATGCTGCTTTACAAGTACAACTTTCGATGTATGAAATGAAATTATCTCCTTCTGGCAAACGAACATACAATGCGAAGAATGGGTACCACGATGATATGATAATTGCCACTTCGATTTGTCTCAATTCTATCAACTCAGGAAGATACTCATTACTATAATGATTTTTGCACTTTTAACGAGCAGCAAATATCCTACTATCTATATAGAAAGAATATCTATCGCCTATCCTTAAAAGTGCAAATTTCTTATAAATTTAAGAAACAATCTTTTGCTGATTATTATATATAAAAACAAGATTGAACTATGAAGAAAATATTTGTACATATCACTGCCTTAGATGGTTGCGCATTACATAGACTTATTCTTCCTTATTTAGAAATACAAAAACAAACTGATGAATTACAAATACAACTTGGATATTCAAGACCTGTTGCAGAGATGACATTTGAAGAAGAAGCGCAGGAGATTGCTCAATACGATATTTTGGTATTTCATAGGTTGCTTAAGGATGGTCTATTGAACAGAATACGAGAAATAAATCCCAATATCAAAGTCATTATTGATATGGATGATGACTGGCGATTGAACGATACACATCCTGCAGCAGACATATATCGAAGAGAGAAAACCAGTGAACGAATTTTGTGGCATATCAAGAATGCCGACTATGTGACTTGTACTACCGAGTATCTAGCAAACAAAATCAGACCATTCAATAGCAATATCACAATATTCAATAACGCACTCAACCCAGAAGACCAATTTGTACCTCAAGATATTCCTGCAGACAGAATACGATTAGGTCTTATCGGCAGTTCATCACATTCTAAAGACTACGAGTTATTGAGTGGTTTGGCACAGCAGTTACCGAAAGAGATATTAGACAAGGTACAGATTGTTCTTTGTGGTTTTGACAAAGGAACTTATCGTGTGTATAATGAAGATGGAACAGTTCAATTTAGAGATATGCCTTATGAACAAAATTTATGGCACCAGTTAGAAGTGATGTTAACAGACAATTACAAGATAATCACTCCTGAACATAGAGATTTTTTGTTAGAACATAGGTACAAAGTAGATTATACCACAGACGAAGCATATCATCGTGTATGGGCAAAAGATATAGATTGTTACGCAGAAGCATATAATCAGATTGACATATTGCTTGTTCCTTTATTAGGTAATGATTTCACTGCTTGCAAATCGGAATTGAAGATGATAGAAGCATCTATAATGGGAAAACCTGTGATTGCTTCAGAAGTACTACCATATACTACTTGTGCTATCAATGCGATTGAGAAAGGTGGTAAAATAAATCCAGAAGGAAATTGTATCTTAGTGAACAATCAGAAAGGATGCAGAGGATTTGTCAAAGCAATTACCCGATTAGTGAAAGACGAACAACTCAGGCAAATGATAACGAACAACATAAAAAAACTTTCTCAATCTGATAAGTATAACTTGACAGCAGTGGCAAAGAAACGAATAGAATTCTTACAACATATTCAATAACAAAAAATATATATTTTTGAAATAAATAGAACAAGATTTATGAAGTGGAACGATGTAACATTATCACAGTTTTTAGAACTTCAACAAATAATGAAAATTGAAGACGATACAGACAAGATGCTTTCTCTTGCCGAGTTGTTCTTTGGTGAAGATGTAACCAGTTTACCTTTGCCTGAGTTCAATAAGAAAATGAAAGAGTTGCAATTCTTAGAGACTGAAGTGCCAACTAATCATATAGTAAAGAAAGTAACTATCAATGGAAGAGAATATACGATTGATGGTTTGTTAGGACACGTATCTACAGCACAATATATTGACTTTACAAACTATATGAAAGACCCAAATAATATAGACAAAGTTCTTTCTGTATTCTTTATACCTAAAGGTCATAAATACAATGACGGATATGATATGGAAGAAGTGATTAGAGATATGGGTTCGTTACCTATTGATATTGCTTTGAGTGAAAGTTTTTTTTTCAGCAGACAGTTTGCAAAATTCATAAAAATTTTCCAGTCCTATTCTACCAAGCAGTTGAAGAAGACGGACTTACCGAAACAAGTGAAGAAGAACCTAATCAAAGTGGTGGACAACTCAGTGGATTTGGTATTATCCCCTTTGTACTCAAATTTTGCGAAGTAACCAATGAAACTTTCACTGATGCTTTAGAATACGATGTAACAACTCTCTTTTATATTGTCAGTTACGAAGTACTCAAAGCAAAAGAGCAAGAGAAACAAATAAAGAAAATGCAAAAAAGACAATGATTGAAGTAACCCAAGAAATAGTAGAAATAGTAAATCAGATTGCAGAACAATACAGAACCACATTGAAGAACGAAGGAAAAATTGCTTCAGGTGATTTGGTGAACTTTACAACTGATATACAACAAGAAGGTAAGTGGTTCTCCATTATCTTCAATCTTCAAGACTATTGGAAGTATGTAGAGAATGGTAGACAACCTGGTAAGTTTCCACCGATAGATGCAATTGCTAGATGGATAGAAGTAAAACCGATTATTCCTAGAGCAATCAATAACAAAGTACCTACTACGAAACAATTGGCGTTCCTTATCGGTAGAAGTATTTCAGAGAATGGAATACAACCTACTAAAGCATTACAAACAACATTAGAGTCACCGGTTGTATCTCAATTAGAAGATACACTTTGTGACTTGATTATTCAACAAATAGAAAATGAAATAATAGAAGAAGAGATATGACAACATTAGACAAAAAAGAGATTGGTTATGCCATTTCTGTACCCAGTGGAACTGCTGCTGGTATGTATAGATATAATGTGTTTAGAAATTATACAGATTTGACCACAAATGGAGAATTAGTTTTCGCAGGCAACTTCTACTACAACGGAACATCATCGATTGTTGGATTTAACGTTATTGATATTGCCCGTAGTTTGAAATACACATCAAATATCGAAGCAGAAGCAAACTGTCAACCCGCCAAGTTGGTGCAATGGTTTAGAATTATAGCGTATTTTGGCGGAACAACTGTATACTCATCTTGGTATCCTATGGCAATGGTGTACCAATACCCTTACTTTAAGAATTACACTGACCCAGAAAACGTATATATTTCAGGATATGGTAATGAACATTCAGTACCATTACAGGGTTTATACGCCGATAAGTCAGGGTATATGCTAGTTCCTCATTATCCGTTGATGGAGACATATAGTCATATGTTCACTCAGTCATTCATAACTACATCCGATGCTACTAATTTCAATATCAATGTTTACTCATCGGATATACCAGGTGATTTGACTGCAACGTTATCTCCGATTGTGATTGACATTCACAATTATAAGAGAATAACATATATTGGTACTGTTACATCTGACCAGGTAGCAGTAGGATATTTTGCTGATTATGATGGTGCTGACCATCCTATTAGAGTATCGAAGGTGCAAACAGTAGGTCAATCTGTAAGGATTACATTTACTGAAGAACTACCAAATATAAATTCTATTAACTTCTACGAACCTACGTCTTATTCAGACACAATAACTATCAACAGTCCTTCTCCTACAGATGCTATGAGTAGAACATTCACCTGCCCTCTTGGTGACTTAGTTGATTTCGATGAAGCAGAGTCGTTGGGAGTTGGCGACCTAATGGTAGCAGATGAGAGTAGCGGTGTGGATATTGCTATACTAGATAACTGTTATAAACGTTACTACTTGATGTGGCAAGACAGATTGGGTGGATGGCAATCCCAAGCATTCAACGATAAGATGACGTATAGTGAAGACATTACTAATTACGAGACAAAAGATTATGGTAATGAAAGACATAAATCTCAAGTAACAGTACAACCAAAGTGGAAACTATACACTAATTGGTTATCTGAAGAAGTATTTCCTATGTATGAGAGTATTTTCATATCTCCTGTATTACTTCTATTCGATACTCAAGAAAACAAAACATATAAGGTGATTTGTAAAGGTAACTTCACTGAGAAGAAGTACAAAAATGAGAAGAAATTATTGAGTTTAACCATTGATTTGGAAAGCACAATGCAACAAAACATAATATACTAATTTGTTATGATAAGATTATTTATTGAAAATACCGAAATTGAGTTAACGGAAGATGTTCAGATTGCTTTAACCAAACAATTTGAAAACCTTTCTAATCCTACAAACATTATCAATGATTGGAGTAAGACCATTTCTATTCCTTTTACAGTAAAGAACAATCAAACTTTTGGTCATATATATAACATTGACCGAGTTATCGTTACTGGAGGTTACCCTATCGGCACATATTTTAATCCACTCAGGAAATTGAACTTTCGATTAGAATGGAATAGTGCTGTATTGATGACAGGATATGCGAAGTTAAATGAAATCAAGCAAAGCAATGGTAAAGGAACTTATGAAATCACTTTGTTTGGTCAGTTGGGTAAGATATTCCAAGACATCAAGAAGATTACTTTCGACACATCTACTGCTGAACCAGGTTATTTGATTGATGGTTCTGAATATGTAGACGAGTATATCAATAAAGAATTAGTTGCTTATTCTTGGCAATCTTATGGTCAATATCACAGTAATATTAAAAAGAAAAATGAGTCTGGTTATTCTGTGTACGACATCATAGGTTTTGCACCTAACAACTCATTCAGTGAAAGTTTCAAATATGACTCTTTCTTAGTTCAACCTAACAAGAGTATGCAATTCACTGAAGTATTAGGTGACACGTTTACTGCAGATACAGGTATTAGTCCTGATACAGTTATCCCTAATGGTATGTTGCCAAGAGAGATTGGAGAGTATCGTTCTTATTTACAACTTCCTTTCATCTACTGGAACAAACTATTTCAAATCTTCCAAGAGAAAGCAGAGTCCATTACTGGTTATGCTTTTGATTTAGACGATACTTGGTTCAACGATAGTAACCCTTATTGGTTCAATTTAGTGTATATGCTTAGACCATTTAACGCTAAGGATGGTACAATGACAGAAAATGCAAATTATTATACAGCAAATCCTTATGGTTCAATGGGTTGGCAAAAGACAAGCAGTATCAATACAATGACCACTCATAGAACAGTCAATCTTTGTACATATACCAACGGAACCAATGTAGAGCAAGTACCTATGATTGACCTTTCTGTTAATTTTAATGACGGTAAGTGGTTTACATTGAGTGATACAAATATGAACCCAATATTCAAAGTAAAAACTCTTTGGAAAATCTACGATGGTGATGGTTCTTCTTCTACTTCAACTCTAAATAATAATAATGCATTGATAATTAAAGTGAATGCGGTTGGAGAGAATGGATATACTGAGACTGTCAAATTTTTAGTAAGACATTCGGGTTGTACTTTGACTGAAAGCGGAGCAAATATTATTGAATTTGATGGTAGTACTAAAGCAGGTTCTTCTGATATGTTTAGTATTGATGCAGATTTCTTAGTAACAAAGAGTAAATTTGGTGATAGTGTTCGTTTCCGTTTTGAAGGGTATTGGCAAAATTCTAATTGGAGTCTCACATCAAATGGTGACTTAGTTAAATTAGACCCATACACAGTAAACAATCCAAACTTCACATATGTTACCATATTAAATGGCGTACACAGAAGTTACGCACATTTCACATTGAACGACTTGTGGAATAACGACTACAATTTATTTGAAGAGATACTCAAATATTGTAAGATGTATCGTATTTCTATCAGTATAGATGAGTTAGAGAAAAAGATAATCTTCAAACCATATAATAAGTTCTTTGAGAATTACACAG